GGTGGTTGGCGGCGAAGCGCTGTCGCAACCGATGCAAGACCCGACAACATACGTCAATTACGACCAGGCAAAAGCCTACTGCGCCGCCAATGGCTCCGGCTGGCACTTGATGACCAACTGGGAGTGGGCCGCTATTGCGCTCTGGTGTATGGCAAACGGCTATGAGCCGCTGGGCAATACAAACTATGGTCGTCATTACGACCAGCGTTATCAGACAGGCCGGAGGCAGGATGGAGGCCAGCCGGGCAACACGTCCGGCACCGCCCGCACACTGACCGGCTCCGGTCCCGCCGATTGGGCGCACGACAAAACCCCGGCTGGCATTCACGATCTTGTGGGCAATGTCTGGGAATGGCAGGGCGGACTGAAGCTGCAGGACGGGCGCGTGGTCATGCCTGCTGACAACGACTGGGATGCAGATGAGTCGGCATGGGTTGCGCAGGATCTGTGGTTCAGCTCAGGGAGCGCAACCGCAACGACTTCGGCACTAAGCTTGGTAACAGATGCAGGCAGCGTGGTGCGCAACGGAACCGTCGGCGATGATTCAAACTCCGGGTTTTACGACTACAGGTCGCCGTGGTCCGCGCTGCCGATCACCGGCACCGCTCCGCTATCGACACAGCAGGCACTGCTCGCACCCGCAGGAATTGCTCCGGTAGGGCTGGCATACGCGCGAACCTACGGTGAGCGACTCCCGTTCCGCGGCGGCTCTTGGTACAACGCTGGCGGCGCAGGCCTGGCCGCCCTGAACCTGGGTAATGCGCGCACGAACGCGTACAGCACTCTCGGGTTTCGCCCCGCTTTTGGGCTCTGAGTTCTGCGGGGCTGGTATCTGTTCAGCCCGGCGATAGCCGGGCGTCACAGGAGTGATCAATGAGCAAACAGCATGAGGATCTGCAAATCCGGCTCAAGGTAGAGGAGATGATCCTCTATGCCTATGCGCCGCTGCGCAATTTTCCGAAAGCGGAGAAGCACGTGCTTAGCGCCGAGATCAGGCAGTGCATGTATCGCCTGCTGCGGCTGGTAATCATCGTTAACCGCCGCTATCACAAGAAGACGACCATGCAGGATCTTGACGCCGAGCTGGACACGCTTCGGTCACTGGTGAGGCTGGCAAAAGAGCTTGGCTTCCTGCCGTTCAGGCAATATGAAATATGGGCGCGCCACTTGGCTGAAATCGGCCGCATGATTGGCGGCTGGATGAACTGGGCGCGCTCACAATGAGCACTACGGGACCGGTGTTGAAATTGTTGCGACTCCTGATCCGCGGCGGCAATTGGAGCGCCGCTGGCAACGCCGGCCTGGCCGCCCTGGGCCTGACTATTGCGCGCTCGTACGCGAACGGCAGTCTCGGGTTTCGCCCCGCTTTCGCAACCTAGCTTGAGAGGATATCGATATGATCGATGAACTTGAAACGATGAATACCCCTGTTGAGACGGATGAAGAATGGCGCTTGAGAAAAGTTATCGAGCGTGTAGACACCATCCGTAAGCAAAAGCTGCTGGACACCGACTGGTATGTAATCCGTCAGCAAGAAACTGGTGAAGTTATTCCAGAGGCCGTATTAACGTACCGACAATCATTGCGTGACATCACTAACCAAGAGGGCTACCCGTATGAAGTGGTCTGGCCTACTCAACCGAACCCATCTTGAACACATCATCATAGCCTTAGCTATCCAACTCTGCCTCTGACCCCAACTCAAGAAGAACTTGACGCAATCGTAGCGGTTGAAGTACGTGCTGAGCGCGATCGCCTGATTGCTCAAGCCGACATCCTCGTGTTCAAGGCTGAGGATCGGGGTGTAGACACTACGATCTACCGGGCCTACCGCGAGGCACTGCGCAATATCACTAAGCAGGAAGGCTTCCCGCATAACGTGGTATGGCCGGAACAACCGCCTGAACCAGTTTAAATCGAGAAGCCAATCCCTCTTAAAACGGGACGCATGTCCCGTTTACAGTTATGAAAGCGGAATACACAGACGTGATCGCTGAACGCGAGGCCAAACGTCAATTCATTCGGGAGAACAGATAATGACCAGTATTATTTCAGGCAGTGATAATTTTAACAGTGGTTTGGAATCCCACAAGAGCCTGAACAAGGATAACTTATGAATATCTCCCCAGAAACATTTAACAAATGGAGGGTAGTCCCTAGAATCCTCGTAAGTCTCTACGGATATATGTGCTATGACATTGCTTCTTGGTACATGGCTTTACAAGACCCTACTAACGCACAGACAACATTTGTTAGTGTTATCTGGGGAGCCTCGGCAGCATGGTTTGGGTTGTATGTGAATTCTGGTAAGACATCTGAACACCCTTCTAAAGGAGATTAACAATGCCCCTAATAAGAATATTCCTAAAACACTGGAAGCTCTTAACAGGGGCTCTCCTGTTAATGTCAGCATTCTATACAGGCTATCAATATGCCTCTTACAAAGCTGATAGTAAAACCCTAGAAAGCCTCTTAAACCAGCAAGAGATAATGAAGGAATATCTCTCGAAAGAATCTTCTATAGCCTCTCTTGTAGAGGAACGTCTACAGGAATTAAAAGCTAATGAAAGGGTGCTTGAAAGGGAACGTGTTAAGATTGTTGAGAAGCCTGTCTATAACATATCCTGTATAGACGAGGAAGGACAAGCACTTATTAAGAAGTATGCTCTAGGAGCTTCTACAGATAGCCTAGAAGGGGGTTTAGAATGACCCTATACAAACACACTAGGACACTCCTATCTCTCCTCCTAGCCTCTATATTATTGCTCTCAGGGTGCTCTACACATTCTCAACAGGTAGATGTAAATATATCTCAACAATCCCTTCTCAATACATGCCCAGAAACCTTACCAAGTGATTATGGAACATCAGGGAAGGATTGGTTACTAATGGCTGAAGAGTGGTCTTCTATCTATCACACATGTAAAACGAGACATAATGCTTTAGTGGAATTTATTAAAGCTCAAAAAGGAGGTGAATAAATGTCTGATGAGAATGATCTACATCGAAGGGTAGCTAAGTTAGAAGATCAACACGAGAAGCTATTAGAATCTACAAACCAATTAACAGTGAGCACAAGGCTTCTTGTAGAGAATGTTAGCCAGCTATCAACAATTGTTAAGGAACTGAAAGACCTTGAACCACGTATCAGGTCTGTGGAGATTGATGTAAACAACAATAAACTCCTTGGTAGAGCTTTAACATGGGTAGCAGGAACAGTAGGAAGCACGGCTATAATCATGTTTCTTACATACCTTGCTAATCTATCTAATTAACATGCAGGTGGAGATATGGATTTATGTATATTAGAAATACTACATTGGATTACACTCCTGCTGTATGTATTAGTATTCTTTAAAACTCTCTTTCTATTCCCTAAAGTGAAAAATTGTCCTCATAATCGTGAGATAGGATGGGTTATTTATAGCTATCTAACATGCTTGCTAATAATGACAGGTGTGTTCAGCTATTTACAAGTAGAATGGGTAGTGTCTGGATACGATGGATCTATAGACTATCAACATGCCCTCTTATGGACTATCTATGATATTTCAAATGTCCTTGTTAAATTCTTCTTCATGTTAGGATTGGAAGTGTTGCTTAAATGGAAATGTGTAGATAGTCATGGAAATGTTTGTCTACGACGTAGAAAGGAAGATGTGTAGAGGAGGCTTTACAGCATTTGATAGGAAATAGATAAGCCCCTAATAGGATTCTTTAGAGAGTCTTGTTAGGGGCTTTTTAGTATGTTATCAGGAAACAATGTGATAGAAGAAGTGTAAGCGAAACACTGTTTATAAGTTAGTTCTTAGTCTTAATATACAGAAAGTAGAAAGTCCCTATTCATGCGGCTTACAGGGTAAAATTAAGTGAGTTTTCTCACTCTTCAATAGGGTGTATAAAATTCAACACCAGTCTCTTTACGTTCTACTACCAACACCTTCTGAGTCACCTTATCCTCCACTCTATGAATCTTGTCAAGGATAGTTTCAAATCTTTGATAGTTGCCTTCCGGGGCCATCTTCTTAATGTTTACACTACATACGTCATACAAGAAAGAAGAAACAGAGAATGTATCAGTGTTCCCTGTAGATCGTTTATAAAGCATTTCAATCTCTGTCAGTGTCTCGTGTAACATCTGAGCAGCTTCATAGAAAGCTTCTTTAGATTCTTTACAGTGCTCCACTTGTAACCATTCTGGTGTAAACAGAGCGTCTTTACCAAGGTCTTTACAACGCTTTGTAACTTTCCGTTTAATGGTGTTCTTATCTTTCTGGGAGAGATTGAGTACATTCCGTTCCTTTTTATCATCCCATACAACACCATAAATCTCGAACAATACACTGTTAATTTCAGAGGGCTTTACTCCCTCTTTTCTAACAGCTAACTTAGAAATCTGTTCAACAGCTTTATACTCATTTGTAGACTGCCCCACAACAACCCCCTTACAGATTCGTTTAACCCACCTCTCGGTTGCACCTTTAGATGACAACTCCTCAACAATCTTATTGTAACTGTAACCGTTATTACGAAGGTCTTTTGCAATATTCTCAACTTCTTTAGGTAGCTCTGTAGGCTTACTCATATCAATTTCCCTCAGTGTATATCAATTACCTTATATATATTATAGTGTAAATTTCGGACGGTGCTTAATCCCCTAATTACCTTATATATATATATTATAGTGTAAATTTCGGACGGTGCTTAATCCCCCATCACATGCATCTCAAATTCTCCTACCTGAAGAATATACGAGTAGCTAACAGTTCCAACACTTGATCTACTAAGGACATATCAGGATATACATACGGGAGATATTCCTTCTGACATTCTCTGCACACTCTCGCATACAACAAATCACGTATCAAGAGAAGATCAGATGTCTCTAAAGAGAAGCCTTTAGATGACATCTTAGTTAGTGTGTATTTCATATTTTCTCCTTTCGACGTGTGTTATCTACAATATTCAACTCCCTACATCTCAGTATACGTTTCAGCTTCCGCTTGACAGTACTGAAGTCATAAGAGTAATTATGGTACTCACCATCTACATTCCCAAGCAGTTCCTTATCAAATACTTTCAGGTGGTAATCATATCGCACAACAACACGCTTGCCAACACTCTTCAGGAAATCTTTAAAATCCTTTTCAGTGTCAAAAATGTACACAGAACGGTTGTGTAAGTATCCGTAACCTTTATCAACAAGTCTGTCAAAATCCTCGTCAGACATATTACCAACCCCTTGTAGAACACATTTAGAGGGTGTGTAGTCCTCGTAAAACCCATTCCCATTGTGTATCTCTTCGACCTTATTATCAATCACAAGAATATGCTCAGCACCTCTGAATTGCTTTCTGTACTCTGGGCATACTTGTATAGAGTTCTTCTTATACCCATACATCAAACTTGAAGGGTAGTCTCCAGAAAACTCACAAATCTTTTCAATACAGGCCATGATATTACCTCCTAATACATAAACAAAATACCCTCAGAAACACTATACACAACTATCAAGCTGTATACAACATTTCTGAGGGTTGTTTTAAATACCTTCCACTTTATCAAAGCTCATCATCAGCTTGTCTCGATGTCCCATTGGATGCTTGTCCTTGCTCCAATAATCTGAGAAATAGATAGACCCTGACATGTCTGTTGCTAGGGACAATGAACAAAGTCCTCCATAATCCTCATCAGCCCAATCTTGTAGGATGTTGTGGATAACTTTCAATGTCTCCCAATCAATCTTTTCAAGGTTGAGTTGGTAGTGTCCGTTGTACTCTCCTGATGATTGGATGAGTGATTTGATAAGGTCTTTAGGTACTTTGATATATTCTTCTGAGTTCATACTAAGTCCTCCTCAATAAGGTAATCACACAACTGCTCATATCCACCAATATACTTGTGATTACCTAGTACAATCTGAGGTACAGTTGTGACAGACATACCAAGCATATCTTCAAGTTCCTCTTTGGTAATGTGTGCATCCTCGTCTGAGGATTTCCCAACAGTGTAATACTGATAAGGAATGTTATTCTCTGCAAGGAGCTTTACAGCTTTCTTGCAATAGCCACAATTAGGTTTCCCGTATACTTTGAATAGCATTATTTAGCCTCCCAATTTATTCTCAAGTTGTTCAAGTTCTTCTTTCAAGTCCCTAATACGAATCAGTAATTCATCTCGATCATCTTCAAGATCTTCCACTTCACTCTCAGGGCTTCTGATTTCCTCTTTGAGATAATTTACAGTTTGTTCATAAGATTCTACTTCACCATTAATCACCATGTCTACGTATTTATAGAACATTTCGATAGCTTTAGAGTCTTTACAGTAGTATCGGAAGTAGTCTTCAGGGTTTACTGTAACTGGTGGATTGTTTAGCTGTATATTAAGTCTACATATCAAATTCTGCTTTAATCTTCAAGTCTTTCAAAGATTCCTTCTGAAGCACTGACAGTTTATATTCAGCCCTCTCAGCTCGCTCGAGAGCATCGTCACACTCTTCTTGAGTCTTTATGAGCAAGCCTAGCAATGCTAACAAGAATAGCAAAAGTATTACGAATATCACAACAGTGATTAAATAAGACATTTATTAATGCTCTCCAATAATTTTTCTGGCTACATTATCATCAACCCTGATAGATCCCCCAAAAGGCATGTGGAGCTTATACCCAAAGATTACCTTTTCAATCCTTACAATCATATCTACATTAACCCATTTATCTTTTTCATATTCAAAGAATTTCATATTCAATCCCCTTCCCAAACACACTTAGGATTCTCAGCAGCAGCCATACACATTTTGTTAATACATTTTACAGTATTCTCCCAAGTACCCCAACGGTTGGCAGGTTCATATTGCAGCATCTCTTCACGGTTGATTAGAAGATGCTTGTGCAGGTGTAGTAAGTGCTCTAAAGAATCCTCTCCTGACATACCATAGATGTTACGAATACCCTTTTCAGGCCAACATGAATAGAACATCTTGGAGACATTGTAAGTGATGTTGAATGATTCTACAGGTTCTTTTGTATTCTTGTCGATAAGATTAATGTCATAACTCATTAGTTACACCTCCACAGTAATGTTAAGTTCTTTCTCAAGACGTTCTTTGAGATTATTGTGACGTTCATTGATAGTGTTGTCAAGGATGTTACAGATCATTTTGTATTCAAGGTTTGACAAGCTCATTCTGAAGCCGTCGATAACCAAGTATTTAGTTGGTGCAGAAGAGTGTTTGATACCATCCCAATTTGCCTTGCGATTAGACGCTTCATCATAGTCTTTGAGTAGACGCATCGCTTCAGGATGTTTCATAAGGCGCTTGGTGTCTTGGTAGTTCATTATTCGATCTCCTTATTCAATTTCTTGATGATTTCATATCCGACAGATTCGCGTTCAACATCAACAGGTTTGTTACAAGCGTAGTAGTGCTGGTTGAATTTCAAAACCATCTTACCATCATCGTAAGCCACTCGCAAGCCAAGTGTAGAGGGTTCCTTACTATCAGGGTCTACACTGACTACCAAGTATTCTTTATCAAGCACTCGTGAGTCATACATACCCACACAGTGGTGCATATTACGACCTTCCTCACGAATCTCCAGCGGAGATTGCAGGATCTTGTAAGGCGTACCCAGCACTTCTCCAGACAACTCAAAAGTGTTCACTACCCACTCAATAGGTTCCTTCGCAGCCTGATCACGCAGCTCTTCGTATTCAAGAGCAAGATTGTCGTGGTAGACTTTAAGTTCTTCTGGAGTCATGTTGTAGAGTTTCTTTTTGAGGCTCTTCTCGTTTACTTCTTTATCCCTAATCCGTGAGATGAGCTTATAAATCTTTATGGAGTCACTTATAAGAGTGAAGTAACGATATAATTCTCCGTAATTTTTATAATCACTCACTTTAAACCAGCGCAGGTCACTATATTTAGTAGCAAGGGAATATGCCCTAACAAGCTCTTCACTACCGTATTTCATAAGCATAGACGGCCCGGTAGTGATACCATAGAATACGTATTCATAGTCGTTTACCTTAGCAACCAAACAATTTCTTGTAAAACTGTTTTTACACAGCTCCTTCCATTTACTCTTACCAGTCTTCTCTTTAAGCACTTTACAAGGTTGATTTGTATCTTCCTCCAAGAACTTAACAAGAGGCGTCAGATGATACAAGCCATCCTCTTTGAGAGTGGTAATAGCCTTCTTACGGTTGTTAAGAATACTGATAGTATACCAATTATAACAACCTTTAGAATGACTTCGGCACATGCTGTTAATCAAATGTTCAAAAGGCTGTACAAGTTCTGCGTATGCAAAGCCACGTACATGCTTCAACAGGTTATTAAATGTGATGTTGTAGGTGTCTACAAATTCTTTGAACGGTTCTTGCTTACCTCTACCAAGTCCTGTAATAGATCGGCACAAAGAAGCCTTATGAGTACCTTTTGGTTTCCACGGGTTATATCTACGGATGTCATAGTCTCGATACATCTTCTTCAAAGGGAATTTGAAGTCTGTAGAGATTCCGTTGATTTCACTTACGAGCACTACACCTGGTGAGTGTATAGACATTTTGATCATTTGTTAAGCTCCTCTTTGCGAATAAAGTTCTGTAGTACGTAGTCAACAATGGCCCCTAGATCGTACTCACCATAACCACAGTATGCAAGATTGTCCAAGGTTTCTATCAAACTGTCTCGCTCAAGAGCCTGTTGAGCAGCTTCCAAGGTTGGGTACTCTTTACCATTCACTTCAAACACTTCTTTACGGATGATCTTCAAGTTACTCATAATTTACCTCCTAAGTAATTTATGATGTAAGTGTAGAGGCACATTGGAAGGGTGTCAACAGGATTTTGCAAAGAAATGTAAAGATAAAAAGAAAGCCCTTACAGGAAATTGCAAGGGCTTGTTGGGGTGTTATGCTTCGCAGGCTGTACATTCACCTGTAGAGGCTCTTACACCAGCAAGAGAACGCTGGTAATAGAGTGCCTTGATATACGGGTCTAGCATGGCCTGTTTAGTCACTTTAGAGACAGTCTCTTCAGACTCCTCAGCAGAGAAGAATAGGTTAAGAGATTGTCCTTGGTCAATGTATCGCTGACGATCAGAAGCCTGCTTAACAAGGATAGACTGGTCAATCTCATAAGCAGTCTTGAACACCTCTTTCTCTTCGTCTGACAGCCAGTTTACATTCTGCACTGAACCAAAGTTATCAGTGATCTCTTTAATGGCCTTCTTGTTATAGATGCCACGTTCCTTCATCAGTCTCAGTAGAGATGGGTTGATACGACTAATCTCACCACCTGCACTGTTCTGGTTATACACGTTAGCAACGATAGGCTCGATACCTTGAGACACACCGCCACAGATCAGAGATGTACTCATAGTAGGAGCTACAGCCATTACGTGTGTATTACGAACACCATAACCTTTACACCATTCAGGCTCTCCTAATTCTTTAGCCATCCACTCACTAGCTTGTTTAGCCTTCTCTGAAATGTCCTTGAACAGTCGCTTATTGAATAAACGGGCATCAAAGGATTCAAAAGGAATCATATTATCCTGCAAGTAAGTAGCATACCCTAGAACACCTAAACCAAGTGCCCGTGACTTCTCAGTAAATTTAACAGCCTTCTCAAGACCTTTGATAGTCTTACCGAACTCGATAAACTCCTCAGCAACACAGTCGAGGAACACTGTAGCTACAAAGACCGCATCAGTATCTTTCCATTCATCATACTTAGACACATTCATGCTGGAAAGTACACATGTATAAGTGTAATCCTTGTCAGAATACAGGGTTATTTCACTACAAAGTTGGGAAGCCTTTACTTCCAAACCCTTGTCTATATACATCTGAGGGTTCTGACGGTTTACCTTGTCACGATAGAAGTGATAACCCTTACCAGTTACAGCACGAATCTTAGACATCTTCTGATAACGCTGGAGAGCCTCCTTGTCGCCACTATTAAGACGTTCGATGAATTCATCTGTAATAATCCATCCAATGTTCAAATCATCGGGATTGTTGTACAGGTACTCAGCAACTTCATAGAAGTCTTTGTGGTCAATTTCAATATAACCTGCCCACGCACCTCTGCGGTTACTTCCTTGAGTGATGTCACGGCTCACTTGAACAAAGTCTTTGATTACGGGCAATACACCACTAGCCTTACCGCCACGACTAATAGCGGCACCACGAGGACGAATATCACCAAGGTAGCTTGACGTACCGAATCCATTCTGAGACAACACCGCAACTTCCTTCTGAGACTCATAGAAGTCATATACAGAGTCTCCTACATAACCCCCAGAACAACTCACAGGTGTTCCTCGTGTAGTACCCATGTTAGTGAGTACAGGGGTAGAAGGGGACAACCACCCCTTCCACATCACCTCAAAGAAACGCTTTTCCCATGATTCAGAATCAGGTAGGTGCTTTGCAGCAGTCTTAGCAAGCCGTTCATACATACCTTTAGGTGTTTCATCATCCAGCAGGTACTTAGTCTTAATCATCTGATAACCACCAGTAGTGTACCAATAAGGACACTCGCCAGATGCTTGAAGTTGTTTACGTTCCTCTGAAAACTTATCGTAGATACTTGTCATTACTTTTTAATACTCCTTACCAAGTGAAACGGGATTCATCCCAAGAACGGCTATATTCTGAGTTGGTGCCTGCAAAGAAATCCCCAAATTGAATTGTAGAGATGCTGTCATAAAACCAAGATGCAATTGGGTTGTGTTTCACATTGAATATCGCACCAACACCTAGATTCTGCAAACATAGGTCTACACGAGATGCTACAAAGTTCTGAAGCTGTTTCGCTGTAATACCCTCAATAGCACCCTTCTCAAAGATCATGTCAATGATTCGGCATTCGTGTTCATAAATCTTATGGGCCGCCTCAATGATCTTATCTTCAATCTCTCGCTTCTGTTCAGCATTCAGTTCAAGCTCTTTAATCAGTGTTCGATAGAGCCAAGCACCAGCCTCACTATGAATGTGTTCATCTTTTACAGAAAAGTTGATCCCTCGCACAACATTGTTCAGCTTGTTTTTACCTTTAGCTTGGAAGTGTTTCAGGAATGCAAAGTTGCTGTAAAGAACAGCCCCCTCTACCATACTAAAGATTGCTAGTGATGTGGGTAGGTCTTTAGAGGCCACCAGTTCATCAATGAAATCCATACGGGACTTCAGTTCAGGGTCTTCTACGTAAGATTCATAGAATTCATCAGTGTCTAGCATCATAGCTTCGTTAATCTGGTTGTAGAACGGGGCATGTACGTTCAGCTCAAAGAAACTAAAGCAGTTAGCCATACGTTCAATATCAGGGCGTTTAAAGTATTTCTTAACTTTACCACCCCAGTATTCATTTCCGATTGCAAGCTCATACAGAGTAAACAGCTTCAACGTAGTGATTACACCGTGGCGTTCAGCCTCAGACATATTAACCATCAGGTCTTGCACATCTTTCTCTGTATTGATCTCCGTAGGTAGCCAGAAGATACTCATCTGCGTATCTGCAAACTGGATAGCTTGCGGGTAGTCAAAAGTATAGGTTGTTTTTGGTGTAAGTAGTTTAGTTTTTTTCATCAAGTTCCCCTCAATTATGGATATGGTACGGCTTGCCAGCCAAGCAGTCTCTTGTAAGTTGTCTCGTGTATACTACCAACTGGTAGTTTATGTTCACCCTTTTTTCCCATGATCCCCCTCCTTATCAAATGCAATTACGAACTCTTTCACAATACCACTACGTACAATATCATCATGCGTGAATGTCACGATACCAACATCTTTAATATCGTACTTCTCCACAATCTCTTGCAGGTAGACTATACCAGACTTACCTTTGATGTCTGATTGTTTCTTATCTCCAGTGAGTAATAGTTTACAATTCTCACCGATGCGCGTAACAATACTCTTAACTTCTTCTGGTGTAGTGTTCTGGAACTCATCAATAATCAGGATACAGTTCTCAAAACTCATACCACGGATAGCCTCTAGCGGATGAATCTCCACCTCGCCACTGTTCAAGTAGTATTCGTAACTCCGACCAAGCTGTGACTGGATGTTGTTTAGCAGGGGCAACAGGAAAACACCTAGCTTAGAGCGCACATCTCCAGGAAATAGACCCACCGACTTGCCCATTGTGACGTAAGGGCGTGCTATTACGATCTTGTCAATGTGTCCTAGACGAAGTTCCTTAGCCGCCCATCGAGACGCTAGGTAGCTCTTACCACTCCCGGCGTCACCACTAAGTAGGCTGATAATATTCTCTTCAAAAGAAGCGAGTGCCTTCTTCTGGTTTTCTGTTTTAGCAATGATTGGTTTATCTTTCTGCTCCTCGATACGGTTTTCCATGTGCTTCTCAGCAACAGTTTTCTTAGACTTACGACTCTTCCGTTCCTGCTGACGAACCCGATTAGTACCAGCCATACTACCTCCCTAAAGCCCTCAACAATCCCGCCAAGGGCTTCAAAATGTAAATTTGAACTTGCTCTATTAAAGCTCTACACTCTTGTAATTAATCCCTTTCATAATTTTCCCATCTGAACATCTCTTTATAATGAAATGCCCGTCAGGGTGTTTATAAGCATCGCATACTACACCCTTCTTATAGTACATATCAAGGGTTTTTCGAGCTTCTTCTTCATCCTTACAAATCTTTGTAGCGTTGTTTAGATATACCTTGTAATCAGCTTCCTCATACAGATCAGCAAGGCCACAATTAACAACCATCTCATTGATATACGCTACCAAATCCACTGCAACATCCAGCACTTCCTTTACAGCTTCCTGAGAGTCAGCTTTGATTTCTCCTGAGTAGATAGCAGTAATAGCGTCAGCAAGTTCTCCCAGCTCCTCGTTAATCTTACTGTAAGAATTATTGAGAGTTTTTACAGTGATTGTAGGTGTATCTGGAACATCATTCATCCAGAGTTCCTGTAGGTTCTTTGTACGTTTAATCGGTGATGCTGATTTAGAGCAAATACTGGTCATTGTTTTTAACCTCCTTCAACAGCTCTGACAGTTCTGCCTTCTAGTTCTTCAAAAGGTATGTCTTTCATATTATAAGGTTTTAAGTTCTTTATAATTCCTCCTCAATAAATATTCATAAGTGTATTACTCATCTCATCCTTACTACGTTCGTTCTTACGAGAACGCTTGACAGCCCCACAATTATCACAACGATACGTAGAGAACTTAGAGACATTCGTGTAAGCCTTCTTACCTTCCACCAATTCCATCTTACCCTTTCCGCATTGCCCACACAAGCCTTTTTCATTGCTATATAGAGCCAAGTTGGGGTGATTCTTGATGAACGGTAGAATCTTGTAATACAGCTGTCTAAGTGTAGGAATATCCCCACGGTTGTACTCACACATTGTTTCAAACGCTTCTACATCGCCATAGTAGCAACGCAACCACAGGTCAATACCAGAGTTGTCCAGCTTCCTCTCAAGATTGAAATACCGTGTAGCTGCATCGAGACTATTAGCAGGCAGCTTGAAATATTTTTTAAGACTTTTGAGCGTACACACAACCTTATAAGGACTTGGTGGGGACATGCCGTAGTATGCAAAGCGACTATTAATCACACCCTCATCAAAACCTGTGTTATGACAGATAAGGATGTCACATTGATCCAGAAGCTCCCAAAGTTCTTCTACAAGCAAAATATCATTACGATAATCCCCATCAGCCCATGTAGGCATATCCTGAAGTCCTGAGCAGAACACGTCATCTTCAGACTCATGTGCCCAGTTACCAGCATAGGATAGCAAGTAAGGCTCTGAAATAACACTCTTAGGACTAATGAAAGCCTTGAACCGCGAATGTGTCATGGCAACAGTGCCCTGATTCTCTACATCTAGGAAAAGGATCTTAGCGCCTCGATTAGAGTCTTCTGTAGGCTCATTCTTAACCTTCCTCAAGAAATCACTAACTGTACTCTTAGGGACTTTCAAATGCTTTGCAATCTTACGCCAAGACATTGTGTCACTTAGCAGGATTGCTGCATTCTTTTGATCTTCTGTTAATCCTCGCATTATTTACCACCTCCTTTGATAATGTCCGTAGGAAGAACCTCATCACCAAGTTTGTAATACCTACAACGAAGGAAAGGGATACCTTGTTTGTAATACCTACAACGAAGGAAAGGGATACCTTGTTCCTCTTGCCATTCAAGGATTTGCTCAATCGTTCCGACATAAGCACCCTCATATTCATCTACGCAAACATATTCGTTTGAGTTCATCAAACAACCTCCATATTCTTATTAATCTGATCTACGTAGTAGTGCATCTTCTCTACTTCGTATTCCTTACTATTACCACCTTTCTTACCAATACGATGATTAGCCTTAGCCAGGTTACAACGGTCGAAGTCATTATTGAGACCAAATTTCAAATATTCTTCAAGCATGAAACCTACTGTACCAGACGCTTCATCAATCTTAACACGATCAATAGGAATTTCAATCCAGTAGTACGAGTTTGAAGATCCTGATGGCATCTTGCTATCTGAATTAAAAGAAACATCTTCAGGATTGTACCAAGGTTTTTCAGGTATTGGTATCATGTTATCTAGGTCATCCACGTCTGGGATATATTCTGAATAACCACCTGTACTCCAAGCTACTTTCCAATCACCATTCCCAACGTATGCAATAAACCCAGAAGCACTAATATCTCCCATATCAAAGTGGGTAGCATGTACAGGAACCTTTCCGTTATAAATCTTCAGAATCTTATGGAAAGCGTCCTTCTGTTCCTTAGTCAAATCTTTATACTTCATACTAACTTTTCCTCCACAAGTTTTCTCAAATTCTCTCGCCTTACATTTGCATTATGGCTTTCTAGTCCATGTGAGTCAAGCATCTTTTTGATATTTTCTACAGGCTCCTTCATAAGCTCTATCACACGCTTTTCTTTGACAGCTTCTTCAAAAGATATGTTGTGTTTCTCTGCGTAGCTCTTGGTGGAATGACAGGGCTTACAGCACAGTGCCAAGTCATCTGCTGACAAGCAAGTCATAGACTCAACAAAGCTCTGAATATCCTCAATATCCCTAAGAGAATTCTCACCCTCTCGATGATCAACTTGTAAGTCTTTCTGAAGGAAATCCTTACCGCATAAATAGCAAGTACCTCCCCACACCATGTTTCCAGTTTTATTATTAAGAACCCTTTTACGATTCTTTTTAATCACTTCATGTTTGATTGGTGATCTATTCCAGCAGGCTCTACGAATACCTCCACGGAGCCATGCCATGAACTTAGCTTTACTTGACCAGATGTTCGGAAATTCCTTCCAAGGTTCTTTGTCAGTCACTTCAAAGTCCTCCAATAATGATTAGACAATGCTGTCAAATACCCTGTCACCATGATTGTAGATGTGGCTGTTGAGAGCATAATAAGTTGTGGTAGGAAAGGGTTAATCATTTTTAAAAGTCCTCTTCTTATAGTCTAGCCAGCCTTCATCCTTGTAGCGCATCATGTAAAGCAATGCACAATTCTCGTCAAGGATTTCTTCAGCAGTCTTCGATATTTCTTCACCAGTGTTACAGTGCTTGTAGATGTATTGCTCAGTGCCATAATAAGACTGATAAGCCTCTAACACACGGTTGTAAAGGGTCTGTAGAGACTCTCCTTCAAGATCTTGCAGAATAGCCTTAGCAGTGGCCTTACCAACACCATTACGCTTTGGTAGAGAATACTTCTCACGAAACTCTTCAGATACATTTGGAAGTCCTTTGATACCATCTGTAGACCAATCACCAGTAAGCATCTGTATAGCAAAGTTGTAATCAGCTTCTTCTTCAGTAATCCAAAACCATTCACCAGTGTCCGGGTTATAATGTGCTCCAACAGAATTTGAGAGGTCTTTGTCTATAGCTACCAAAACTCTCTTAGGGTTGTTACCATTCTTCCTGTAGTCATTGTAAAGCATTACCGAACACACATCATCAGCTTCAAGAAGCCTTACAGTTGTTGTTTCAGGTTTAGCTTCTAAATAGTTCTTAACAGCATCAAAGTGATAGGGTTTCTCTACACCTTCTCGATTACCTTTATACTTGTAGAGAGTTGCTATTGAGTCTCTTTCAAGCTCTCCCCTGCCGATGAAGAATCGCCATTGTTTAGCTTTCACTTCTTTCTTCAGGTTCTTGATATATGTATCCAAGACCTTGTAACAATGCTCTACAGGTAGATGTTCAACATCCCTACTAACAACCCATTCAGATGTATCTATACCGAAACTTTCCATGTCCTTTACATAGTCATTGGCTTCGTTCTTTTTCTTGAACGAACCTTCCAGTTCACCATCATCGTTAAAGATTTGATAGGTTGTATTAGTGCCCACATAAGCAGCTTTATAAATCCAACTATCGGCGTCACAAATAGCTAGGTCATACTCAATATTTTTAAGTTCTTCTGGACTCATATACACTCCTTAAAACGGATTAGTGGCTTTCCTTTTAGACTTATACTGTGGATGCAGATCACTGTTACATCCTTTATCTACAGACCATCTTGAGAAGTCATTATTCAGTGCAATTAAACCACACTTTACACAGTAAGGCTTTCCACAAACTTTGCCTGAGAAATTATGAGGCTCAAAAGAATACTTCTCAACCTTCCTTGATTCACCAAAAAGTTCTTGATAAAGCTGATCAATACTGGTTGTCATAAAATATCTCCTATAAAAGAAAAGCCCTGTCAAGCATCACTCAACAGGGCTTTAGATTGGTTAGTTAGAGTTTATCGAGAAGGATCAATAATCGTCCTCATCATCAGTGTCGAACGGAACATCATCGAAACCTTCGTCGGAATCTTCAGAAGCCTTTTTAGGTTCTTCATCAGGGATCTCATCAAGCTCTACATCAATACCAAGTTCGGACATAATATCGACACCACCAGAAGCTTCATACTCTACCAGTGAGTCAATGAGCAGTGCCGCAAGATAACCGTGAGAACCATACTGTGTAGAGTGATTTACACGCATTACCAGATCACCGTGAGAGCCGTTACCAACATTAGCTTTCATGGTAATATCCTTGTTACCATCCTTACTCACAAGGATTGCACGGGGCTTCAAAGCATTACTGATAGGACTACCATCGTTTCGCTGACAAACCTGCTTAACCTTGACTACATAGTATTTTTTAGCATCAAAGGGGAGTTCGGAATCCTCTTCAATCTTGTAGCGTTCCATAAACTTCTGCTTAGTGTACTTAGATACACTAATCTTAGGGAACATCTCCTTAAGTTCGTCTGCTGTATCTTCATCCATCACAGCATCGGTAACCCATTCAAACTTATTCTGTTTGTGCTTAGGCCATTCGTACTGATCGAAAACAACCTTACGGTTCTCACCAACACTTGTGTAGTAAAAGTAGACATCAGTAACTTTCAAGAGTTTAGTCTGGCCTTTCTCTTCTTTCAGGATCTTAATTTCACTCATCGATATTACCTCCAAATGGTTTTAAAAATAGCCTGTACATCAAGCTGTTTGTATCTTAGCAATATTCTGTACAGGCTGTCAATCAAATTCTTTAAATCTTTTATAGACTCTCAACAATCTCTAGCATTTCAGCCTGTTCAGCAATCTTCTCAGCCTTCTTACCCTCCTCATACAGCTTATCAAATTTAAGCTGCGCAAGAGCTGCTACATACCCACCATCTACTTCAAATTTATCTTGGCAATATGTTTTAGCATCCTTGATAACATCCTTCAGAGATTGCATCTCAAGCATAGCGTCTACAATCTTATCAATCTCCGCTACAACAGCTTTACGGTCTTCTGAAGTAGTTGGTAGTTCTTTAGCATATTTAGACATTATTTGTTAGTCCTCCTTGTTAGTTTTGCTTGTAATCACTGTATCACCACGATACGAATTGTGCAGTGTAATTGTTAGATCATTTACAAATCCTGAAGCATTGTAAGCCTCCATAAAAGCTCGCAAGACATCATCAAGATACACTGCTCGTTCACCAGTGATAGTCTTTGAAGCTACTTCTCCGTTACAGTCTCGGAAGGTCACTGAGAACAATTCTTGAGATGTGTCTTCACAAGTATCCTCTACATCTTCTCCCTGTTCAATCTGAAGGTATTCTCGATACTCTTCAACAGATCCTTCAAAAGATGTTGTGATTTCGCCATTAGATGTTACTACTCGCATTGTTAGTCCTCCTTAGTTGTCTGTTTACGTGCCTTACGAGAACGTGTAGGTTTCTTCGCAGGGGCTTCTTCAATCACTTCCTCGGTGACTTCTACATTCTCTGTAGAAGATTCTACAACTTCTTGTTTAGCTGTGTCCACCTTCTTAGAAGGTTCCTTATCAGCTCGGCGTTCAAGTTCCTGTCGAGCTGCCTTTCCACGAGGTGTAGATTCTTTAGACATCACTTTCAGTTGTTCGTTAGTGAATTCTGTCATGGATTTCATAGTTTTCTCCTTAGTGCTTGTTTAGCTATTCTAGTCAATGGTGTTAGCTTGTGTCAATAGTATTTTAACAATGTTCTCAACAATCCCTTGCTGGGTAGTTCCCTGTTGAGCGTGGGGAAGATAATAGCAAGGGTTGTTGAGGGTGTCAAGGGGTTTATACAAGTTTATTTGTAATACGCCCTGCTGCGTAGTCCTCCCTGAGATTGTGCAGGATTACGTGCATAGCAGAGATTACACGAGTATCTGTTTGTTTCTTCAATAGTTCTACTCCATAGTTGTATTTAGCAAGTTGCCAAGCTTTATGGGCTTGTTCTGGGGTGTTGTAAACACCTAACCATACGCGGTTATCACCCTTGTTTAATCTTGCAGAGTATTTGTCGCCTTTTTTGCTTACACCAACTGGATACAGACCTCGGTCGTTACCACGTAAGACGAAGAAACCGTTAAGTTCCATTGAAACAAAAGCACAGCACTCAGGGCCGTAGGATTTAAAACCTGTTAGAGCACTCAACACGTACTTATCCAGAAATTTACCTTCCCACTCTTGACTTTCCATCCAAGTTTTAAAATTAGAGAAAATTTGCCATTCTTTACATACTTCTAAATCACTGTAAGTGTTAAATTTTCTATTTAAACTCCTACCATAAACACGTCTGAACATATCGTACCATCTTTCATAGTAAGGACAAGTAGTAATCCTTACAACTTTACCGTTTACAACTGACATATTTTGAACGTTGTAATCCGCATCGTTAACACCTATCCCGAAAATCTTTTTATTTTTTACTCTTATTTTAACCCCTCCCCTTAGTTTATTTTCCATCCTACTCCGTCAACCAATTTTTGTGCTTCTTCAATGTAGAAATCATAATTTATATCCCAATCGAAGTCAACCATCTTGTTACAAATCTTAACTAATTGACCCTTGTTAATACCCATCCAACGTTCTTCTTTACCCTCCTCAAGAGGCGGCATGACCTTAAACATTGAATAACCATCATTAGCAATATAATACCGGCAGATGTTCTGCTCAGGATACTCGATCCCTTCCTCATCTAGTAGTACCAACCGACTATTACGTGGAACCTTAGTACGCAAGCAGAAAGCGTAAGGATCTTTACAAGCCTTAATAGTCTTCTCGACAGGTATGTTATTTACAATAGCCTCGAAAGCAGCTTCTTTTACAATCAGCATGGATTGGTTCTGATGAAACTGCAAACCTTCACCATGAATATGACTAACTTTGTATTCATAAGCTCCGTTACGTTTGTACTTGCCGTTTTCGTATACCGCAATGTAGTTATTCACATCCCTCATTGCCATCTTACTGTATAAAGCATCTTCCATAGTCAAACCAGTAACTTTCTCCCATTCGTGGATAACTTCCCAAATGGCGTTGTAGTCCTTACGATTAGCCATAAACGTTTCCCCGTCTGTGTTAAGCTGCAAGAACTCAATGTCAGGGAAACGCTTCATCAACATTTCTGTCAACATACATAAACTCAACTGGCCGTTAACTGTAATAGCCATAGTCGCCTTTGGATCATAAAAAGGACTGTACTGATCGTTAGAACTACCGTACACACCATTCAAAGCCAGTTTCATTACCGCATTTTGAGGACTACCCTTCGCGTACCCTTTGCGCTTTTGATAAACATCACCATAAATATCACAAAAACGTTCACTAAGATGTTCTGGATATACGCGATTAGAAATGAACATATTCGGGTAATAAGATGCGACATCAATATCCATGATCATTCGATCTTCTGTAGCAATACTTGTGACACCCTCCCTACTGGCGTGGATACCACCAGTACCGAATATATACTCAAGACCATCAATAACCACGTTCAATGATTCAGCGATATTCCATTTAAAGTAGTAAGAAGTTTTACCAGACTTCAACACCTCACGCTCAACCCTACCACAAGGGTACATTTCAAACATCTTATCAATTTCAGACTGAACAGGGTTGCCGTAAATCTTGTCACGGATCTTCTCAATTTCTTCAGCATCTCCACCGGACTTCTCAAGATCCTTCAATTGCTTTCGTAGTTCCTTAGCGGTTTCCTTGTCAGCTTCATTCTCGACTTTAATTTTCTTCTTCTTCTCAGTCAACCGACAATACTTAGCAAGATCACCAAGCTCGTGTTCGGGAATATCACTGAATACACCTTTAGTCTCAGTAATTTCTTGACGCTTAATCCAATCTAATACAGCGTTAAATTCCTCAGATTCAAACCGAACATAAGGAAACACAATATCGACAAGCTTAATAGACTTTCGTTTTGTCTGGTTAATTTTACGACCTTTAGGGGTCTGAGTATAACAACAACCCGGCATATCTCGTTCAAGTTGCTGAATAAAGTATTCTTTACCGATCTTTGTGTCATTGAAATTCATGCAGTTCATACCATACTCTTCTGAAAGAGTTTCACGAAGTTCAATGGCCTCCTTACAATGGCGATAGAATTTCAGAGTTTCTAATACATCCTTACGGTTGTACTTAATGAGAATATCCTTCTCCGAATCACTCAAAACACGCCCAACAGGAAACGGTAAATCCTCGATCTCTTCACTACGCATATTGAACTCAAGCATCTTCAAACTTGTGGCCTTAGCCTTATTGTCATAGTGATTGATCTTATACAAATCCAACTGCTGAATGAAATGTTTAGATTCGGGCAACATCATTCCAAATTTGTCGTCTTTAGATGAATTAATAAGATCCATCGCATACATGTAAATCTCTTTGTAACCAGCACCCTTATTCTGAAGCCACCAGTGGATTACTGGATAGTCAAACCCCAAGTTGTTGAAGCCAACCATTCGGGCTTTTTCTTTATACAACTCACCCATGAACTTGCGTAACTTCTTAGAGTCATCCTTTCGATCACTGATCTCAAACACCCATATCTTCTTAGTGTCATCGTTGGCGAAAACAACACTAAAAATGTTTGGAAAAGTTTCAATATCGTACACGTAATCCACTGATAATACCTCCTAATTAAGTTTCAACAACTTCCCACTGCTCTCCTTCATTAGTGAGTACAGAAGAGTTGAAATCATTATCATCGAAATCCAACGCAGGATTATCGCCAATAAACTCCTTGATGTCAAGCTCCTCAAGGCTCTCATAAGGGTCGGTAGATGAATGAAGGTGTGTTGTTTCATCGTCATATCGCAACCATCCTGCATTACCTGTCTCGCCAGTACGGCGACATTTCACCAGACGAATCTTAGTAGAATTCTTAACAATCTTACTTTCGTGCATCTTGTCACGACTCAACAAGATAGTGTTAAAAGCAATCTGGTTAATTGCACTACTACCGAGAAGATGGTATTCAGACACAGCATGTGGGTCTTCCCCGTCAGGCTTACGCATGTGGCTTACAAGAATCACGCATGTGTCTGTCTCTTTAGCAAATTTGAGAACAGCGTCCATGAACTCAATGATCGCACCGTTGTCACTACTATTCACACCGGCCTGAATTGGATCAAAAATTATTACATCACAACCTTCAACTTTGGCCAAATAGTTAAATTTGTCAAACACCTTCTCATTGGTCAACATACCGTTGTGATCAACGTATACAAACTTATCACGCTTAACGAGATTGTCGAAGAACCTGCGCTTCAGTATTCCCATATCAATAGTGCTACGGTCAGCTTTACGAAGATTGATCCCTAAATCAAGACTCAACATATCCCTTACAACTTCTCGCTTAGTTGTCTCAAGATACATCGCACCAACCTTAAAAGGTGTATTCTCGACTAGATGGTAAGCAATATTATTCACCATTGTACTCTTACCAATACTGGTCAAAGCACCGATAACAGTCACCTCACCACGTTCCATACCACCACCAAGCATTTCATTCAGTGTTGACCAGCTATCAGGGAAAGGAATCTTTACATTACTATCCTCATTCTCAAAATCTTCCCACATCTGATTGAGATGCAGCACATCAACAGGGGAATACTGTTCAGCTTCCCAGAAAGCTTTCACAATCTCTTTAAATTCTCCGTGTGAAGAATGCTCACAAGCGTCCTTTCTACGATAAGAAGCTATCTTAGCTTGTCCCGCAAAGAGAATCTTAGCAACCTTTTCGGCACCTTCCTTACCTGCTTTATCATTGTCATACATGATAATTACATTATCGAAGCTGGTGATAAAATCATAGTTATTCTTGATCTGCTTAAGAGCTGCTTCACCAACTGTCGTACTCACTACGGGTGTAATGTATTTCTTGAGAACACTCTTACCGCCTACTTTTTCTACGTTCAGAGCTGTAAAGATAGCTTGAGCATCTTCTTCACCAGAAGCCAGTACAAGGTACTTACCACCTTTGTTAAACTTAGCCTGCCCGAACAGTTCACAATCACTCTTAACCTTCCCGATTGAGTAAAAAGGCGGTTTATCGGTCTTTTCACCACGGTTCTTAGCTTGCTTTACAAGGTCATCACGAACATGCCATCCGACAATCTCACCATTTTCTGTAGAAGGATAATAACGATGTGTTACGTTACCATCTTCATCAAAGCATGTGCGTACTTCATAAAACTCAGAAGTGACTACTGGGATTCTACGTTCTTTCCATCCGCGGATTTCATAGTTCTTTACTTCTTCCACTTTACGCCTCACCTCCTCAGTCATTACGAACGGTTTACTATAGGACTTGGTAGCGAACTCTACAATCACTTTGCAATCCTCATCAATCACTCCCAAATCTTGCAGCTCTTGTGTACTAATAAATCCGCATTCTGACCAACAATGCCCATCTACAACAGTCTTACCATCTATAACTTTCTCATACAGTCCAAGAGAATCGCTACTACCGTGTTTAGGACACCCACAGGCACCTAAATAGGTGCCATCCACCAACTCTTTATCCCGCATTCACCCTCCTAAATCCTGTCAATTAACATCAATATAATACTCAACAACCCCTCCAAGGTCACTGAACATACACCCTACACCTCCTGATACGTACTCCCAGCTAATGGAACACTCCTTTTTATTCCACTTAGGAGTGTCCTTCAAAGCCCCTGAACGCTTCTCATCATACCACTTGTTAAATTCTTCAGCACTTACACGTTTTAGACGTTTCTTTGAAGGCATTAGCAGTCCTCTGCATGAGCTAGACAGGTATATGCGATGATGTCACCCCGATTATGATTACCATCGTGCTCCCAGTACCATGACTCGTGGCAGTCGTTTGCCATGATAGCACCCTTTGCAAAATACACAGTAACCGTATCACCCTCTCGAAGATTATCAGGAAAATCTTTAGACCCGTCCCAATCATACTTAACACCAATCTCAGCACGCTCTATAGACGCTTCTGAGCAGCTTTTACAATCACCTGAACACGCATTCACATTGTCTTCAAATGTCCCTTCAGGAGGATTCTCAATAATATCAGAAGGGATTGTACACGGCTCTTCCTCTTTGTAAAAACGCTGACGAACATTGTCAATCATATCTGATGTAGCTGTAGGCGCATTGAGAGTTTTCATCTTGTCTTCACGCACATCTGAACAATCTTTCGAAGGCTCTTCATAACATTCTTCAGATTCCATCATTTCAATCTGTTCATTAATAGCATCTCGTTGGGCCTTTAATAGATTTACGTAAGAGAGATCAGAAGCCTTATACACCTTAACATTATCATTAGTGTAACAATCATGCTTAGCAGCAATCTTTACAGCCTCCTCGGCACTAGCACCTTGCGACATTGCCCCAAGAGCAATCTGGCTGCCGCTACCAATAGCCCAAGGACTCTCACAATCAACCCACAGGATGTTTGTAGAAGCCTCTGTAAGCAACCCCTCTTTAAGCTTACCATCTTCTGTCAGCATCACTACTTGGAATTGATCTGAAGCAAACTTAATAGCATCTGGTTGTTCTCCTGCGAATAATTGTTCGATGAATTCAAACATTTCGCAGATATGTGAGAGTGTTCCAGCAGCTCCAATATAGACACTGCCGAATTCATTTGAATCAAACCGCATAACCTTGTTAAAATCGTTATTACAGATAAGATTACCAGCACTAACTTGAGAATCTGCTGCTAGTGTTCCGTCTTTATAACTGATAGTTGTCATAAAACCTCCTACTTACCGTGATTAACGTGGAATCCGTACATTTGCTCGGCTGCTAATCTAGCCGCAACCGCTTCCTCTATACTACAGAACATACCAAGACTTTTCAAGTGTCCGTCAACCTTTATTTGGGCATACCACTTACCGCCACTAGAGTCTCTGGATCAAATTCACAAAGCTTCTTGATAAGGTCTTTCACTTTCATTGTTCATCCTCCTGTTCAATACCATCAGGAACATCTGCTACCCTTGCCCAAGAATCTTTGTTCTGTATACGGGTACGCCAGATAGTACCATCATCACACAAGGCAAACAATTCACCTTGAACAGCACATATCTGCACAGCCTTACGCCTAATAGGCTTCTTAAAATCACTCATTATAGACCTCATCAAATTCATTGACCAATGTCAATAATCGTAACATCACACCCTACAATTTTACCAGCTTTCTTAACAAGCTTTGGTACATACGTGTAACGATAGCTTCCATTAATTTCCCAACCATTCTCCAGAGCCTCTTCAGGACTATACATATTCTTTTCAGAAATGTCCATAGTTTGGTAGTAATCAATACCATGACAAAGGTCTACAAATAGTTTTGCAGCTTCTACAGAAGGGAATTTAACAGTGTGTCTAGATTCTTCTTGTACATACCCAGCTGCCAGTGCGTGATTAATCATTGTTATCCTCCTCTACAGGAAACCAGTTATACTCTTCAAATACTTCGTCAAGGTCTTTCAAACTACCACCAAGATTCCAGTTTGTAATATGATGATTACAGCCATAATGAACGGTTTCAATTTCTTTAAGCCTGCCATTAGCATCTGAAAACATTTCTTCCAGCTCCTTAATACGCTTGTTAGAATGGTCGAGGGATCCAGTGTGTAGCGAATCGGCATACCTCCGGCTGATCCTCAGCGTGCTCATACAAATTTTCGTTTAGAGATTCATACTCAACGTCGAAATACTGCTCGCCGTTAAAGTCGTAACCCTCTGGGTAAATCACATAACACGACATCTTCATTCCTCCACGGCACATAACAACGCATAGTAGTGGGACTGCGCGCTATCGCACCTGCCACTGTCTGCAATGGTTATGGCGCTACCAGCACTTGTCGGGCGTGGTTTGGTGTTCGGGCTGGCCCCATGCGGAAAACCGCTTCCTGTCCTTGGGTTCCAGTGGTGCTATCAATCCTTCCAGCGCAGTCGCAATTTCGTCATCAGTCATGCTGTCGAGGGTTCGGCAGTTATCTACCATCTGAACTATCTGTTTGCAGAATTCGTGCTTCGTCATTGTTGTCTCCGCGCGCCATAACAACGCGATCAATTAGGACGCAGCAAGCTGCGCCTGTTAGCTTTAGGGTTAGGCGTCATCCCGCAGGTTGGCATCCTCAAGGTTGGCATCCTCAAGGTTGGCATCCTCAAGGTTGGCACCCTCAAGGTTGGCACCCTCAAGGTTGGCATCCCGCAGGTCGGCATCCTCAAGGTTGGCATCCTCAAGGTTGGCACCCCGCAGGTTGGCACCCCACAGGTTGGCATCCAGCAGGTTGGTATCCTGCAGGTTAGCACCCTCAAGGTTGGCACCCCACAGGTTGGCACACCACAGGTTGGCACCCCGCAGGTTGGCACCCCGCAGGT